AGATTATTCACTTGGTGCGCTAGAGGGCATCCCAACATCACCAGATGCTGAACCCGTAACGTTAGGGCAAAACGCATTTTTCACATTCCGCGTGGTGCGTTCTGGCCAAGTTGGCGTTGCTGGTTACGACCTCACGGATACAAGATTTTTTGACACAACTGGCAGCAAGACAATTCGCCCAGCTGAAAACGTCGCATCTAATCCGTCTACTCCATGGGTGTTTCAAACCGTAGGACTAAACTACGGCGATGGAGAAATTGGCGAACGATATTACACAGCATCGGCATTTCCGCAGATCTTCCGTTGTGCATTAGGAAACGTCAGTATCAATAGGGAAACGCAGTATTTTGAGATTGGCATTCGCAGCACTGTTGCGATGCAAATTCAAGGACTGTGCAATTTTGCTGATATCCCAAATGACAAGAAAGAGTTTACCGCTGCGGGAGCAGCGACTGCGGTGACTCTGGTGCCAGGCGAATTCAATCCAACCAACGACATCAGCGGTCTTGTGGATGGTACTTTTGGCCCGATGCCAGTATTTCCAGAAAGCACCTCAGGGCAAGATATGCAAATCACAGTAGTTGTCAGCGGTGGAACAATCACAAGCGTAACAATTGACGATGGCGGATCTGGCTACGCAGTCGGTGATGTGGTTGTTAATGGCCTCTTGTATGAGCCGGATTTCTTGATTCGGTTTATTTATCTCAGGATCGACGCTGTTGACACAACTGTAATGACACCTAGCACGGTCTCAGGCTATGAATCTATCAACTGGAAAGCTGCTGATGGCCTTGCCGGTGAAAGCGCTTCGGACAATTTGGCAAACACAGTCTTTAGCTCTGGTACGGTCACTACACCAGAAAAGCGTTATAGCTTCTTCCGTATTGCTATGCGTTCTGATCCGGCAAATTCTGTTGATTTTGTCAACATGAGTAACTACGTGTTTGCGGTATCTGGCGCGAAGGAAACACCGTCGTTTAACTTTATCCGCTTTGCAATGAAAGGAGACGCGGCCTGGGAGGTGCGGATCGAGCCAGTTTCAAGCTGGGAAATCAGGAACCTATCTTGGCGAGTTATTGAATTGCAAGCCGATAACCTTGCTACATCTTCTCTGTTGTCACTTGGCTTTGATCAGGGAAGCGCTTATGTAAAAGGACGGTACATTGACCTGCTTGATTTTAATCAAGTGTTCGACATCCAAGGACTTCGCCCGAAGCAAGAAATTGGTATTAGCTGGACAGAAGGTGACTATACCTCCGATACAGATGGCACATATCTGGACCGCTATGCACGAGCGGCTGAGTTTTTTGTGTATGACGAAATCACTACGTCATGCTCTTCGGGGCCAGAGCATGAAATTGCATACATCAACGTTATTCAGCCCAATGCGCTTACGCCGCAATACGATAACTTGTGCCTAATTGGCATGAACGTAAAGGCAAGCCGAGAGTGGTCGCAGTTTTCTCAGTTATCGGCCTATATCACCGAAGGCAAGCAAGTCCAAAGACTGCTCGGTGAATTTGGCGCTACGCATTTGTTCCCCGAAATCTTGTATGATTTCATGCTGAACAAGCGCTATGGACTTGGCAACGAAATTAGTGCTGAACAGATCGACATTGCGTCTTTCACCGCTGCAGCGCAATTCTGCCAAGACAACCGCTTCTTCTATGACGGACCAAAGATCAATAACACCAACTGGCGTCAGTGGGCTGCAGATACAGCCGCAACGCACTGCCTGTTGCTGATTGAACGTGGAGGCATCTTTTACCTAGACCAAGCCATCCCGCAGCAGCCGGAAATCCGAGGACTTTTCACTGCTGGCAACTGCATGAGCATGGAGCTAACGATGGCTGATGCTGAGCAACGCCAGCCGATCTCCATGTCGGTCAAATACAGAATAGAACGCTACGGCGGCAATGCGCCTTCCGAGAGCGTTGACCCCACCTACGGCCTGTTCCCCGAGCCGAAAGAGCGCATTGTCTACCACAAGGACTGGGGGCAAGGCGTCACCGAAAGCCTTGACATGTCGGAATACTGCACAAGCGAGCAACATGCGCTCAAGGCTGCGCGGTTCATCATTGGCGCCAGGCGACTTGCGGATCACACCGTAAAGATCAGCACAACCTACGAAGCGCTGACAAGCTCCATCGCTCCTGGAGACTTTATCAAGGTGGCGCTTGACTATACGCATTACAACCAGTTCATCAATGGCGCGGTTACGGGCGATGGGCAACTGGTGTCATCGACAAGTCTCAGCGATGGCGATCATGAAATCGTTTACTGGACTGGCGACAAGGATGCTGAGGTAACGGAAGGCACGCTGACCGTAAGCGATAGTGGCAAAACTGCGAGCCCCGCAGGCGTAGTGTTCACCGTCAAGACCTCCGAGATCCTTACCCGTACTTATCGCATCGATTCAATTACACCAAGCGAGGATGGCTACGAAATCGAAGCCGTTCATGCTCCATTGCTCAGCGATGGCACGTTGCAGCTTTACGCTGAGTGGAGCAACGACGACTACTGGGTGGAGACCTGAACATGGCCGCACTACCAGCGCTGACGCCAACCGCAATGGACTTCACAGCACCGGAGTTCCCGGTCAAGTCCAACACTTCGCTTAGTGGGGTGGTGTCACGTCGTATTTTCGGCAGCCGTGGATCGCGGTCCACGCTGCAGCTTAGTTTTGACAACATCACCGACACCTCCGCTGCTCAATTCCTTAATGCCTGGAATGCATCACGCGGACAACTCGATGCCGTAACGGTTCCCAGCGCGGTGTTCGATGGAGCCAGTGCTGCGCTTGTATCCTACGTTTCAGATGGCGGCGATGACCTGATCTGGCACTTCGCGGCGCCACCTCAAGTCCAGCGTGTCAAACCTGGCATCAGCAGTGTCCGCATCAGCCTTGAAGCGACACGCGACTTCTAGCTATGATGCTCATAGGTTGGAGTGATTCGTGGCCGTCCTTACTGGGAAAAATGGCGCCTTGCGCTGGAATGGCAGTACAATCGGCAAGGTCCGGTCATGGTCGCTGAGCGTCAATCGGGACGCACTGGAAACGACTGATCTCGGAAGTCACGATCGAACGTATACCACCGGTTTGCGTGGAGTGACTGGTACTGCTGATTTAATGTATGATCCAGCAGAGGGGGGTGCAGTCGAATTGTTGAACAGCATTTTCAGCAACAGCTCTGACGCCTCTCAGTCAGTTGAATTTGTACTGGATTCGGCAGGTGGGAAAACATTTAGTTGTAACGCATTTTTGACAGCATCATCACCTAGCGTGAGCGTTGCGGATATTCAAGTTTGCTCTATATCGTTCCAGATCTCTGACTCTATTAGCGGTGGCTTCTAGTCATGGCCGTTCTTGGCACAAATGGGATTGTCAGATTTAGGCGCGATGCGCCTAGTCCAATAGTTCTTCCTCAATCCAGCTCCAGGGCTGATATTGATGTCATTTTAGTCAATAGTCAAGAGTTTTGGAATGGCGATGAAGTCAGGCTGCTGTCGCCCAACGGCCTGCCGTTTTCAGCAGACACTTTACCCGGAGGCGTCGGCTGCTACTTTGGCTCGTACTGGGATCTTGGCCCGAACAGAATTCACGTCACATCAAATGACGATGCGTATTACACCGAAAATACAGCCTACTTTTACAACCGTGGCACGCCAGTAAATAGCGCAACATACTACGTTTATAGGGACAGGCTGGATCGGATCAGCTTTTACGATTCGCGAGCCAAAGCACTGAAAGGCGCGGCTGCTGACAGGGTGGACATCAAGCAGCTTGATTTTGGATACATTGTAATGTCTGTCGCTGGGACAGAAGAGTACGACAATGCAATCGCAGAGTGCGTAGCAGCCGCTGGCGAGTATCGCCTTAGCGATGTCACCGATGAGGCAACGCTAGAAAGCATTTGCGATTTCCCTCCGCTGTATCTTCAGCCGGTCGCTGGCAACACGGAATACGATGATGCTGAGCTTGCGCCTCGCCGCTGGGTCAATGGCTTTCCATGGATCATTCAAGGCTGCATTGCAGAGTGGAGCATCAGCCTGGACGCTGCGGGAATTAACACGACGGCGGTTGGGGACAAGTTTGGTGAAAACGTAAAATCGATAGTTAGCGGGGGCGGTACGTTTGACTTTGATATTGACAGGAGATCGAGCGATGACAGCTACGATGCTACCGCTTTGATGCAATTACTTTTGTTAACAGAAAAAGGATGTAAGGCAAAAGCGGAATTTTACATGATTTACGGCAGAGAGGAAAACGCCGCTCAGCCGCAACTTCTACCTGGTGACTTGTTTTACGAGTGCGATATATTGATAACCAACAGTGCTGTCAACACCAGGGCAGGGGAAATCATTGTCGGAACCGCGAATTTTGTCACGACAGGGCCGATTGAGCTTAGAATGGGCACATAAGCTTGTTCTGCTTAGGGGACTGACGTGACAGCCATCGTACTGCCTGGCCAGACTGGCGCGATTGACGACATCAATATCACTCAAGCTGATTTTCGCGAGCAGATCGCCGCCATTGCTGTCGCTGCGCGTCGTTACGTCGGTGGCACGAGCCAGGGAGTCACGACCACCAGCCTCTATGTCGATCCTGAGATTGGAACTGACGACTGGCAAAGCGGCGTAGCTGACGGCACAGCTGTCCCGCCGCTTACCAACCAGCAGATCACTGCCGGCTACAGCAAGAGCGCTCCATTCAAGACGCTGCAGCGTGCGCTGATCGAAGCTGCTCGATTGTCCATTGTCTCCGGCAGCAGCAATGACCTGTATGACCGCGTTGTGATCCGCGTGTCGCCAGGTGAGCACATCATCGACAACGCCCCTGCTGGATCCGAAACCGTTAGCTCTTGGGGTGCATCGTTCTCGCCCACTGCTGAAAACCTCCGAGCCTTCAACGGCAGCGGCATCGGCGTCATCCTTCCCCGTGGCGTCAGCATCGTTGGCGAGGATCTGCGCAAATCCGTCATCCGTCCGAGCACGGTCCCAGCCGCCAACCTCAACCCATCCACTGCTCGTGGCGCCATCTTCAAGGCCACTGGCGGTTCGTTCTTCTTCAACTTCACCTTCAAGGATGCGATCGGTGTCACCACATCGCACCATCTGCTGTCTGCGTTTGAGTTCTGTGCCGAAGCAGAACTGAGCGCTTTCTACGCCAAGGTGGCGACGGCCTTTGATCTCAACCCTGCCGACGTCGAACTCATCAATCCCGGTGAAACGCAGATCACCACCGTTTACCCCGATGGGACTGCTATTCCTGCTGTTGACTCCACACGCGGCAGCTCGCCGTATGTGTTCAACTGCTCGCTGCGTTCCGACTATGGGATGTGCGGCATGTTCCTTGATGGCAACAAGGTAACAGGCTTCAAAAGCATGGTGGTGGCACAGTTCACCAATGTGTCTTTGCAAAAGGACATGAACGCATGGGAAACCTACGCCAGTGGCTCATGGAATGTCCCTGCCAGCTACGAGGCTTACATTGCTTCGGACATCAATAATGTCCGTTATCGTATTGCCGGTAACATCAATCACGAAACTGGCTGCTACGACGTTGATTATCGCAGCTTCGGATTTAAGTGCATCAATAACTCGATCCTGCAGGAAGTTAGCTGCTTTGTGATTGGTGATGCTGTTCACCACTGGACCGCAAGCGGTGGCGAATGCACCATCACCAACAGCAACTCAAACTTTGGCCTGACCGCACTGCTGTCATCCGGCTTCCGTGGCATCGGCACTGCCAGCGGTGCCTTTAATCAAGATCAGAACTTCCTTGTGAAAGCCGTGCGTCGCGCCATTAAGGTGCGTACAGACGGCAGCAACATCCGTCAGATCACCATCGGCACCGTTGCTGGTTACGACAGCGGCACTGGCGTGATCACGCTTGAAACGGCCTTTGACCCCAACCTTACCTTTGGCCGTTATGGTTACACGCTCAAAGAAGACGACTACATCTGGATCGAAAACCGCAGCCGTGATACTGGCCCCGGTTTCGTGCCAGGTGACAAGAATGCTTCTTCTGCTATTGACGTAAGGGCGAAGTTGGCGGCAACACCGTGGGACGAAGGTTCACCAACACTCGTCAACGTCAACCCCAGCGGTGATCTTGCGATCAATAACATCACCACGATGGATCCTGCGGTGCTTGTCGGCAACCGCGTCTACATCCGTCGCCTTGTGGATACACGTACTCCATCGGAACGCAAGTATTCGATCATCACCGAAAACAGCAACCCCGCCGCAACGCGACGCCCTGTTGGTAATTTCGTGGCTCGCCTTGGTGGTCGTGGCAGCACCGCAACGCAGCTCGATCCAAACAACGGCGCCGGTCAGGTGTTCTTGGTGAGTGAATCATCGGTAGACAACACTGGCAATAGCGTGTCATCCAGCCGTTTCAATGTTGTACTACGACCCGGCGATTCTGCCACTAGCTTCACGCCTGGCGAATACTACCGGGTTGGTACGCCTGCACTAAGCTCCAACCGCATCTATCGCTCCAAGCGCAACGATGCGTTTAATTCGTTCTCGACTGACGAATGGGAACCGACGCTGCCGATGCTCACCAATGAACGCGGCATCGAAGCGCTTCGTATTGCTATTGCGCCCGAGGTGCTGATTGACAAAGATCTTTCCAACAACCCCGACAGCACTGATCTTGGCATCGATCAAACCACTGATGCCGATATTCTTCAACAGGTAAGAAGCGCCACGGATTATCGCGGTATCGCTGATTTTATGCTTGCCGTGGGGTACAGCGCCAGTGACGTTAATGCAGTGCTGGCCTTACAAGACACCGCCGCAGCACGCGACTGGGATCCATCAGCGCTGAGTAGCCCTGCGCCAAGCGGCAAGCTAAGCGCTCGCGGTTACTGGCCGATGGAGTTCAACCGCCCTAGTTTGATCCGCGCTTTCGGGCAAGCCTATGAGTGGGCCGGTCAAGGCAACTACTCCAAGGCAATGCCGAAGTATCAAGTCACGGCATTGAGCGATCAGCACAAGGTTGATTACTTTGCCGTCAACCACATGGGCGGCAGGGTTTACAACACTGGCTTCAACGAAGATGGCCTGATCGTTCAGGGCGATACGATCAATGACCTCGGCACCAACACTGTCGTCACCACTGAAACCGCTGGCCTTGGTGCGCTTGGCGGTGACCCGGATTTCCCGGTGGTGCCAACCAGCTTTGACACACTGACGGTCACTGATGAATTCAACGCGCTTCAAGAAGCGACGTTCAATAACATCACGATCAACGGCACGGTTGATGGTGCGCCCACATTCGCGCCAAATGTTCTGCCGGTGGCGAGCGATGCAGTTGCTGGCATCATCGAGCTTGCCACTGCTGCTGAAGTTGCAGCGCTGGAGGACATCAACAAGGCGATCACACCTGCCACGCTCGGTGATTTGCGTGGTGCTGCTGATGGCTTGGCTTCGCTTGATGGTGCTGGCAAGGTGCCCACGGCTCAGCTTCCCGCCATTGGGGAAGGCAACCTGCCCACTGCCTCCACCACGCAGAAGGGCATCATCGAGATTGCCACCGACGCCGAAGCCGCTGCCTACAGCGACACCACGCGAGCGCTGGTGCCGAGCAACCTTGCGGCATTACGTGCTGCAGCGAATGGCCTCGCCACCTTGGATGCCAGTGCGCTGCTCCCTACGGCGCAGTTGCCAACAATCCCGCTGGCCAACATTCCAACGCTAACCAACGCCAAGCTGCCGGTACTGGAGCTGGCAAAGCTGCCGACTATCCCAGCGAACAAGCTGCTGACCACGCCTGTTGCCTGGACCAGCGGCAATACCAACTTTGATCTCAGCGCTAACTTCACCTTCACGCACACTGGATCTGCCACCAGTCTTGCATTTGGCACGCCTGTTACCACGGGCTACGTTGGTACGTCAGGCTTTATCTATGTGACCAATGCAACCGGCGTTGCATTAGTTGGCATTGATGACGCTTACTGGAAAGGCGCAGTGAATACTTGGGTCAATCCAACCAACAACACCACCGGCCTTACTGGCAATTTGCTGATTGGTTATTACATCGCCGCTGCTAACACAGTGGTTTATACCGCATCAATGGTGAGCTGACATGGCAGGTAATTCCGTACCAATTTTCTTCGGCGCCAAGGCGCAGACGCGCCGCCCTGCTGCGGTGGACGTGACGATCACTTACGATCACTCTATATCGAACGGTAACTTTATTGCTGCTTTCCGCGACATTAACAACATCAAAGAAATGGAAG